GCTGGGGTAGTGGCTATTTGAGAGTATCGTATCCATTTCCAAGCAGGGTAGAACGTTACAAGAAATATTATATTTGTAGTTATTATGCATAATTTTCATAATATATTAGCGACCTTTTGGCTCAAGCTATTATTTAGGATTAGGTTAGGGTCTATTATGAACGAATACATAGAGTTATTAGGACAAAACGCAGGGATGATTAAATATCCTAAAGAGAAACAATGAATAGTCAGTTTACACCAGAAGAGCTAAAGAGAATAGAGATTGTTGAGTTACACAATGTGCTACTTGGTGGTAGCATTTTCCCTTGCTCGGAGTGTTGGGTTAAAGGGAAAGATGGTATAACAGTATTCGTCAGGGGCAAACGCCAACCATATCCACGTATGTTTTCAGTTATTGGAACAGACGACACAATGGAGATAAAAGTAGATAATACCACAGACTACGGCACAATAACGATAACAAAAAAGGAAAAGACCATTTTAGCGATTTGTGAGAATTGTATGAGGGTAAAGAAACTAAGATACTTTACAGGCATTCTTTTTGATGGATGGCTTTGTGATGACTGTTATTCCGCAAGAGTAGAGGAAGAATAAATAAATTTAAGGGGGGGGCAAGATAGAGACACAGGTAATAGAAAAGACTAACGGGGATATTAGGGGGGCTATCCCCGAATTATCCTCCAGAGCAGATTTATTAGATAATCTATATGTAGCCTTTGCAGTGCAGTATTTAGGGCATCGGTTCAAGTGTTCTATACCAGAGGTTCACGAGCAGATATACTGGGCAATATTGAACGATCCCAGAGTAATAATTGAAGCACCGACCAGATGGGCAAAGTCAGAAATTTGCACCGTTACGAAACCATTGGTTGATGCAATAGGCGGGCGTAAAGAGAACATAATGCTTATTTCTAATACGGGTGCTTTAGCAGAAGAAAAGCTGGGGTTAATAAAGCAGGAGTTAGAAACTAATAAAAACCTAAAAAGTGAGTTTGGTATTAGAAGGGGTCGTAAATGGGCGAATGATGAGATAATCGTCCACTCTAAGTATGGCACTTGCAGAATACTCTCGAAGGGATTTGGCTACCAGATTAGAGGCTGGGGTTTTGATGAGATAGTGCCAGATGATTTAGAATCGAAGGAAATGATTCAATCGGAGGTGCAGCGAGAGAAATTTAAAGAATGGTTTTTGTCTGATTTATTGGGACGTGCTGAGCCAGGCTGTCAGATAATCTGGGTAGGCACTTTTTTAGGGCAGTTATGTTTTTTGCGAAAAGCATACTTTGATTTAGTGCCGGGTTTTCAGCACTGGAAAAAGATTTTAATAACTGCCTTAGATGAAGCGGGTAAATCAACTTGGGAAGATAGGTGGTCTACAGCCGTGTTAGAACAGCAAAGAATAGAAATGGGACATCGTGCCTTTTCAGCAGAGAAGATGGGTAAACCACTTGGTTCGGAAAACCAGGTTTTTCAAGAGGATTGGATTAAATATTATACTGAACCACCTAAAGCACCATTAGCAATAGTGCAAGGGATAGACCCAAACCAGAAGAAAGGCGATATAGCTAATTATTTTGCTATTACAACTTGGGCTAAGGACATAAACGATAATTATTATTTATTGCCTGAAGGTTGGAATAGAGGCAAATGGGGTATGAACGATGGAATAAGAGCCTCAGTTGCAATGGATAAGAAATTTAAGCCCAGATATTGGAAGATGGAATCACCCGTCAAGGATAATATGGATTGGCGTGAATCAATAAAACGTGAAGCAGATAACCAGCATACTTTTGTTACTGTAAGATTTATCAAACCACACGCTGATAAGGTTAGCCGTGCTTATCACGTTACTCCATTATTTGAACAGAATAAAGTTTTTTTTCCTGAAAATCCTAAAGTCCAACCCGTGATTGATGAACTCTTGGAATTCCCTGATGGTGAGTTTGATGATTATGTAGATGCAATGGTTTATGCTTTAGATGCTTTAAAGGGAGAACGAGTAGGTCCAGTCAAACCTTTTAACATAAAACCTATGCCACAACTCAAACCAGACCCTATTAGTGGGAGATTAAAATAGTGGATAAATTTATAGCATCAGCTTTAACTAAACTTGATAAAAAATCGCTTATGCTTATAGCTGAAGAACTTATTACGGGAACTCTTAAAGATATTCCGCAGAAAGAATTAAATAGACGATGGAGTATGGTTATGAAACTTGAAGTATGCAAAAAGGAGTAATTATTATGAATTGGAATGAATATCTAAACAAGCGAATGTTAATCTGGCAAGTGCTTAAAGACTTACCAGAGGATTTATTAATGGAAGTAACACTGGTAGAAATATTCGCACTCGAACAGTCTGAACTTGCACCAGAGAAGTTTGTTTATTTAAAATTACGTAAACCACCAGAACAGACAATAGATGGCTTTTCTGATTTCTGGATTGAATCGAATAAAATTAGACTATGCGGAGTATTAGAGACTAAAGAGTAAAAAAAGTTAAGCTTTGTATGGGTAGAGGGGAACAATGGCTAAGAAAAACCGCCAAAGGCGGGCTAAAGAAGTTCTATCACAGAAATCAATAGAAGAAATAGACGTCGATACCGAGACGAACGAAGAGGAAATAGCACGTAAAATTGAATCGGATATTCGACTATCTATTTCTGCTTATCAGGATTTAAAATCGAAATTTACTGAATATTATTTTGATTATTTATCCTATAAAGAAGACGTTCAAGATAAACTTAAATCAAATACTTTTATACCGCTTCCTTACGTAGCTGTAGTTATTCTTAAAGCTGCACTTAAACGTGCTATCTTAGCTACCCGTCCCTATGGTAGGGTTATACCCAGTCCATTTAATGCAGACCTATCCTGGCGATTATCGTTACTCTACGACGAGTTACTTAACGATGCCCAGTATCGCAAGTTTATCGATATAGCAATGCAGGATTGTCTTATCTATGGTAATGCAATCTATATGGTAACACACGAATTGACAGAAAAATTACAGCCCACATTTAAGTTTAATGTTACGAGTGAAGAATTAGAACCCGAATTTGACGAGGACGGTAATCGAGTCTGGCGACCTGAAGTTATTAAAGATGGCATCTGTCTAACTAATATCCATATTCAGAATTTCTATTTACCACCGAAGGCACTGTCGGCAGAGTTGGCTAAATGGAATAGTGTGTTACATCAGATGACTTATGATGAGATAAAGGATATGGAAGATGTTCAGAATCTTGATAGACTCAAAGAACTAAAGGGAACTAAAAGACAGGATACCAACGAAACGCAACGCTACGAATCTGCTACTCATAAAGCATCTGGTCATCCAACAACGGAGGATACTTACGATATTTATCAGTATGTAACCGACAAGAAAATATTCTATAAGCCTGCGGGTGCTAATTTTTTAATTACGAAACCTCGAAATAATCCCTATAACTGTAAGCCATTTCATATTGCACAAGTAATGCCTTTGAATAGTGAGCCATACGGATTATCACCTACAGGTTCAGGACATCTTATGTCGCATACGGTTAATGAGGTGGTAGATGTGATAATGGATGGTCTGTGGTTGGAAGATAATAAATGCTTCGTAGTCAATCAGCAAAAAGTAAACGATTTTGAGTTGCGTGCCCGTCAGGGTAATATCATTCACGTGAATATGGATGAATCGGATGATGTGCGTAAGCACGTTTATCCTATTGAAACACGAGCTATTGCAACTGAGGTAATGCAACTTTTAGAGTGGTTTCATTTAATTCATCAGAAAGCATCAGGGGGTATATCGTCGGGAGCGGGGATACCTATACCTGGTGCAGAGACAGCGTATGAAAACGCAGCATTAATGCAAGGTGCATTAGCAAGAGTGCCTGATTATTTGGATAATCTGGAGGAATCACTTGGACAAACTTTATTCAACGATATAGCACACATACTTAAAATCTATTCTAATCAAACACGTAAAATACCCGTTTACGGCGATAACAACGAAACGGTTAAAGAAATTGACGTTATACCATCTGAAGTATATAGTCATTATAAATTTCAATTAGAATGGGTAGGACGTGAACGGCAGCGAATAGAAGAACGTGCCCAGTTAGTGCAGTTATTACAGGTGGTTGGTAATATGACAAATATAAATGAGATAACTCAACCGATTATAGAAAATCTGCTGATTCTGTCTGGTATTCGTGATAAAGAAAGAATTGATAATGCTATCAAAGCAGTAATCGAGCGGAATAAGATGATACAGCTTATGGAAGCAAGGCAGAAAAGTGGTGAAGGTGGGGAAGGTAGTCCAGAAAGTATGATAGGTGGAGAAAGTAATTTAGAAAAGATGATAGGTGATAGTATGGGGCAAAGTGTTAATTCAATGTCACCTGAAACAGCTGGCGAAGGAATGTAAGATGCCCTGTAAACACAAAAAGCATACCCCAATAACTTCTGAAAGGCAACGTGGAGCTATGGGTGTAGCTTATGCGGCTAAAAAGGGTAAGTCCATAAAGGGTGGGCTCCGAAGTCCAGCCAAGCAGATAGCAAAATCTATGTCGGGGGCTGAATTGCGTAGCCATCTCAAAGAATCTAAAGGCACAAATTTACCTAAGCGTTCTAAACATTACAGAAAAAGTTATGCCAGAGGGAAAGAACTATATCGTAAGAAGTCAAGCTGAAGCTCATCGACTAAAAGAAGAATTAAGAAAAGTTCAGAAACAGGAGAAGTTGGCTGAAGCTGAAGCGATAGTTTTATGGGCTGAGAACTCTACAACTAAAAAGGTAATAGATAAATTAGATAAAGAAGTTACTAAGTTTGAGAAAAAAATACTTGAAGGTAAATGTGAGGATTTTAGTGAGTATAAGGGTTTTACTAAAGCAAGAGAATTCAAACTTAAACTTGGAGAGTTAATTAAAGATAGCAAGAAAGACATTAATCAATTGAAAGGAGAAAGTTAATAAAATGGCACCAGAAGAAAAAGAAATAACCTTTTCTGAGAAAGCCCCACCTACTCAGGTATTATCAGAGACGAAAGTCGACCTGACACCTGAAGAGCGTAAAGCGTTAGTAGGAGAAGGATTAGCTAAAGAGGAAAAGGAAAAAGTGCCAGAATCTGAAACAATTAAACCAGAACAAGCCGAAGAAGCGGAAAAACCTGAGCCTGAATTAAAAGAGGAAGAAATTCCTTCAGAAGAGGAACCGCCACCTAAACCTGAAGAAGAGATAGAAGAACCAGAAGAGGAAGTAACGCACGATCCGCTAAAGGATACTAAACGTGCGTTGACTAAATCTCAAGAGCAAGTTATTCGGTTAAAAAAAATACTAGAAGGAACTGCTGTTAAAGATTCACTTACTACCAGACCTGAACATTTTGACATTCCCGAACCGCCTAAAGCACCAATACCCGATGAATTGGATTCTCAAGACGCAACGGCATTTTATCAGAATAAGTTACTACCCTATCTTGAAGAGCGACGACTATATGATCAGGCTGTTGAGGAATTAAGTTCTTTCGTTGAGACCCATCCAGATTACAGGGATGTGTTACCTAAGATGCAGGAGATTGCTACTCTATATCCTGAATTGCGAAATGGTAGACGTTCATTACACAAAATCTATAACCTGGCAATTCTATATGAAACAGTTGAAGGGATACAGGATGGTTATAAGAAGGCGGAAGAGGACGCTAAAAAAGTAGGTGCTAAATTAGAACGCACTAAAATCAAAGATCAAAGTGCGTTTAAGAAACCTGGTGCTGGTATTGGTAAGGTAACGACTACTATACCTGATTTTACTTCACCTGAATGGACACCTGAAAAGATTGAGGCTTGGGCATATTCGCACGGCTTGGCTAAAAGAGAGTGATATAAAAAATGGCTTATCAAGCAACTTCGACAGTGGGTGTTACTTATACCCATAATGTCAAAGAACTGCTTAAAGTCGCTAAGTATCATATGCCACTTGGCGAACTTAGGCAGAAAGTTACTGTGCCACTTAATTCAGGCACGGCAGCTAAATTTACAAGGCTGTTACATATTGCACCCGTTACAGCCGCACTATCAGAGACAGCGGCTGCTACACCATTAGCACCGACTGCTATGTCTATATCGACTACAGTTGCTCGGTGGGGACAAGCAATCGGTATATCCACTTTACTGGATGATACCTTTATTAACCCAGCAGTTACTGCTTATATGGATATACTCGGTATAAACGCTGGCGAGTCAATGAACCTGGAATACCAGAAAACATTAGCAGGCGTTTCCATAACTGCCGATACTTCGGGATTTATAGCTTATGTTTACGATATTTCACAACCAGCGACN